GTTTAATTCCTTCGTTAACTGCCGGAATGCCTGGTCTAGCCCCTTGGCATCCTTGGCTAGGGTGGAGTTCGCCGCTACAGCCCCCTGTACCGCCTGTCCCACTTGGGTCACAGAGTTAATATACTGCTTTGCCTTGAAAGCCAAGGCCCCCATGGCCGCCGATACCGCCAAGGCCCCTCGCTCAAAGTCCATTTGGGACTTAGCGGCCTTCTCCATCTCGTCGGCATACTTGTTGATCTGCCGGGTTGATTCATTTAGCTCTCGGCCAACGTCCCGCCCAGCCTGTTGTGCCCCACTCGCAGAGGCAGACATTTGGTTAAAGGCTCTTTCTAGGCGTAGGATCGCCTGCTGGGCCTGGCTAGCCTGTACCTCAATCCCGACAGTAAACAAAGTAGCCATCTATGCCCTCCGGCTTCTTTTCCTAGCGTCTTCCATCATCTTCTGCTGGTCTTCATAAGCCAATTCATAGAAGGCCACCCAGCCCACAAACTCATCCTGGGTCATGTTGTCGTTAAGTTGCTGTACGGTCATGCCCAGGTCTTTCGCCAACTGATACTCAAAACGAGCGTCTAGGTCGTCTCTGAGTCTTTTTTTTCGTCTTCTAGCGTGGCAGTAGCCCCAGCATTGATCATGAATAGTTCAAGTTCGTCTAGCTGGGACTCGCTGATTTCCCGTTGAAGTACGTCAAAATCCCCCAACTCAAAGGCCTTGGAACCATCCGCCAACTCAGCCGAGGAAATCAGCATATAGGTGGTGTATTCCGCCGCATCCTTGGGAGAGAGAGATTGTACTTTTTTACGGACGGCACGGGTACGGGGGCGGAAATAGAGGGTTTCGATTACCTCCCCCTTGCTGTCCTTGAGTTCGTAGGGATAGCGGGTCTGTACCTGCCACCCTTCAGCCTCTTTGAGTCGGTCAATCAGTCGCTTAGTCGTTGCCATAATTACGGGGTGCCGTATAAGCCGCTAGTGGTGATAGTGCCATTGCATCGGAAAGAGCAAGAACCCATGATGGCTTCTCCCGGAGTGGCACTAATGTCCATGCCGGTAATCATGCCATTGAATGATATCTTGCGGTTGTCGGTGGTGTAAAGCTCGAAAATGCTGTCGGCATCGTCCTCGGTATCATTGACGGCATCCAAAAAATCTTTGGTGCTGGAAGTAGCCCCGGCATCATAGAAAATCTCAGCGGTACCAGAAGCACCCACCAGAGACCCCATATATTTTCGGTAGCCAGAACCCAGATCGGTGGTCTCCACCTCGGTCTTTTCAACGTTCATAGACCAAGACCGGACTTGGGCCACACCAGAGGCCGGTGCCACTTTATTGAATTTTACAGATCCGCCTTCACCTCGATAGGTAGTCATGATTGCCCCTCCCTGGAGCTAGTTTGATGTACGATACAAACCCAACAGCACAGCCTAGGGAAAGGTCACAGACCTAAGGCTATTCTATCGAATTTCCTTGTTCTTCGATTTGTTTCTGGGCCACCTTGCCCACAAATCCCACCCCCTGCAATACTCCCACCGTGCCAATGGCATCGTCCGGTGTTCCCTTCACCGTACACCAGCCCACCACAAAAATACTGGTTAGGTTGGTCAGGAAAAACATCAATCGGGTCATCGAGTAGAATCCAGCAGAGTCCTCAAAGAACTCATTGAACCGGTCTCGTCGGTCACGCCGGGGTAGAGCCATTGTTTTTTCTGGCGTTGGCCAGGAATGAATAGGACTGGATTGCCGTATCTAGAATCTGCTCGGCCCTGTCGTCAGAGATAGGTTCCTCCAACTCAAAACCGACGCTAAAGATTTCGTTAATCACCAATTCCCGCAGTTCCTGTTCAGTGTAGCGAGAAATCCAATCAGGCAACACCGGATCTAGCCGATCCAACACAAAGGGTAGAAAACGCCGCACTTGCCGCTGGGTTAGCCACACCAAAAGCGGCTTCAATAGGCCCTCAACAAAGGCCATGCCAACCAGAAAATAGATTAGATTAACCACGAACAACCCCCACAAACTCAACCGGCAGATTGAACGATTCCGCCACTGTAGCAATCGTCTCTCGATTCTCTGTTGTAATCCCCGATAACTGAGTCCATTGTCCCCAAACGAGAGTAAAAGCCGCCACCCCATTACGTTCAATCAAGGCGTAAGCATTGAACAATGCCGCATTCAAATCACCGTCAATTGTTCTGACCGTATCTCGATAAGCCTTAAACATGGGGTCGGTCAGCATATACGCATTGAATCCATCCCAGTCAGGAACAGAGGGTAAATCCGTTACAGTCCACTCCTGTCTATATTCCAGGTTGTCAATGTCTACAACATAGGTAGAGGATAGGGATTGCATAGTAGGGTCGTAACTAATAGGAGCAACCTCCACCTTATCTAGCACTAGATAGTCAGGGTCTAGTCCTGCTATGGGTTGGTCATCAAGACGGGGATAGGGTTTGATGGTTGCAGTAGATTGGGAATAGAGTAGTTTAGGCATAAGGCGGAGTGTTTTTATAAGGGTGAGTGACAGGTAGGTTGGCAGTTAAATTTCTTTTGTGAGCGAGGTATCCAGTTGCCTTGTAATATTCTTCTTCTGTTAATTGATTTTCTAGATAAATTACATCGCAAATATCCCCATTCCAGATCCTCCCAGTAAAATTTCTGTCAGTACCAATAGTCAAATAAGATGCTGACGCAGGCTCTCCACTAAATAAATTAAACGCCCATATTGTTTCACTCATGGGGAGTGCTTGAGTGCCTGACAAACTAATAAGGGGGTAATTCCCGTTCTTGTTTCCGCTTACCCCTGCAAAAGAAATCCATGTATTTACCCCAATAGTTGCACTCGTAACTACAAACAAGGAACTGGTGCTAGCGGAACCAGAATATTGTCTAGCACTTACAGCAAAATCGTATTTACAAGTTACGATAATTTGTCTGACATCTACATTTGCCGTTGCTCTCAAAAAATTATTATTCATCCTGACACTAGGGAACCCATTGAACCCAGTGGTAGTAAAACTAGGAAGTCCTGTATTGGGGGTCATATCAGGAACACTACTATTTAGTGCCAGATTCAGTAACTTTCCCTCTCCTGCAACAGCGCTTTCGGCAGAGTACCAAGCCACTAAATTATCGTCTAAATTGTTGGGAGTCCACAACTTTTTACTCAAATACTGATTAACAATCAAAGTCCCCATTAGTACCGCTCCCCATTAATTACTAACACCAAGTTCTGTCCCGCTACCGTAGATCCCCCCTGGTCAATATCTACTGTGATGGTAGACCCTTTAGGAATCCTACTGTTAGGGAATGTCGTGGTGTCTATAACGTAGGGAGTGGTTGCGGTGGTAGAGGAGGTTCCTGTTGCGTCAATGCTGATAACAGTCGTCAAAAATGAAGTTCCATCCACATTAATGTCTACCTCGATATTGCTTCCCGTCGGTGCAGTATCCACTTCTAGGACTAACTCGTTTACTTCCAAGTTGTAAGGTAGATAGGGAATGATAGCGGCTTTAGTTGTGGCGGCAATATCAGTATCTAAACCGCCAAGATACAGGATGATGGACTCTATTTCTGCTCCCGCTTCTCCGCTAGAAGTCGCATCAAGTTTTCCTGTGAATGGGTTAAAGACGTATGGCATGACTAGCTCTTGGTGACAGTTAATAGATTGTTCGACCCGTCATAGGTCATGGTCAGCGTTGCGACTGTAGTTCCTCCTGCCCCGCCTGTTTTGTAAACAACCTGGGTTAGGTTTCCATCTGTCCAGGTATTGCTGATGTGGTCATGGGGAGGAATCGTCAATGAACCATAGGTGGCAAAAACGGAGTCAGAAGCCGGGGCTACTGATAGACTGTTAGCGGCGGTTTTAATGCCGAGGGTAGCCGGGAGTTGAGCAATTAGACTGGTTAGCCTTTGGGCAATTCGTTGTAGCCGCCCATTCAATCCAGAGCTAGCCGTATCACTAGCGGGGGCCGTTTCGGTCAAATCCCCAATCCGAGTGTTGCCGGTGTCTTGATTGGCCGCTGTTGCCGCTTGATCAGGCAAAGGCAAAGATGCAACGCTAACGGGCTGAGTAGCCTGCCAGAATGTCCCACTAACAGGAACAGGATCGGCTCGGAGTTGGGTATCGGTGAGAGGAGTTAGCCCAGTGTTAACCGTTAAGCCACCACCCAGAAGGGTTTCGATGCCATCAATATGCCCAATGATCGTGGTTTGATTAGCGCTAGTAGCCGCTCCATCGGGAAGAGGCAGAGATGAAGCGCTAATGGGTTGAGTAGCGGGGAAGTTGTTAACCGCAACAGTCCAAGCCCCAGACTGAGTAGCCGAGAAGGTGGCGGGAAAATTGCCGACGCTAACGGTTCCACTAACGGGAATGGTGCCAGAGATGGTGGCGGTGATATTCTCCAGGGCCGCCAGGGATGCACTATCTAGTCCTACCACCGTCCCCGATGGCAGAGCATTAGTGACAACAAATGGATCTTGGTTTGTCCCGCTCCCTGTTGCGGCAATGTAAACAATAGAAACGCCATCAGATGCGACGGCAGACAGGTTAGCCATTAAAAGGCCCTCCCAAGGTAACTATGGCGTAAAGAAAGATTGAGGGTTAGGTTAACAGGGCCAATGGAGGTGACAACTTGATAGTATTCCGCCACAAAAGCCACAGACACAGCCATCTGGAACCATGCCGCTGTTGCCTCCTGGGCCACGGTGCGAGGGCCATTAGCCGGACGGAAATAGACCCCACTGGCGGTAATCCGATTGAACAGGCCCTTGAGGCGTTGAGCCAGGGCCAGGGCCGTCCCGGTACCGGAGGCGACGGGGGCGAATACGTTGACTTGGGCCACCCCATCCACCCAATCCAACCCATCTAGGGACTGGTAGGAACTATCCCCAAAATTGACCCCACACCATAGCCAATGGGTATTGTTGGGGGGCGTGGTCTGTTGGTTGCCGAAATAAACCGGCACATCAACAAATTCAGTGGCGATGCGTTGCTCAATGGTGCGGCGGATTAGTTGGAGGTCAGGAATTGCCATCTAATGCCCTCGCTATTTGTTCCGCACGGTTAGGGATACCAGCGGCAATCAACTCCACCCAGCCCGCCGGGGCCTGTTTTGACCACCCCTCCGCTAGCCGTTGGGCATAGGGCAGAGAGTTGGTGATGTAGTAGGTCTTATCGGCGGTGATTTCCAATGTGTAGGGCGGTGCCTCTTGCCCATCGGGATAGGTGGTGTCGTCTAGCTCGTCCTCGGAGATTAGCCAATTACCCCGGAAACGGCCCGTATCTACAGGGGACTGTTCCTTGAGCTTGGTTTGGGTTTCTAGCACCACAGTGGAGACCAGAACGTTGGCATTGTGGCGTAGTTTGGCTAGGATTTCGGTGATCTGTTGGCGGTTGCTGTCCATGGCTATTTCCTCACCTGACAACTAAAAACAGCACTCTGATCACCAGAGTAGAATTGCTGAATACTGATGATGTTGTGGGTGATGCCATCAAACAGAATTTGGTCAGAGGGTTGGGGTTCAAAGGTCAGGTCAGCCGAGGCAATTAGCACCTTGCGGTCTCCCACTTTAACCAAACCCTCTTGCAGTTCTCGAGCCTTGTAATCCTCGATGATGGCTTTAACGGTGTACTCCGTAAATGATTCGCTACTGGTGCCGGTTTGGATGTCATAGACAGGGGCCCAATGGCGGAGCAGGGTGACGGTGGTGCCAAACTGCTTAATCAGCCGGGTCGCTACTTTGCGTAATGGCTTATCGAGGATTGCCATGGGTTAGCTCACTTTGTAGAGGATGACAGAACCGGAGTTAACGGTCACGGAGGTAAAGCGGCCGAGTATTTTACCCCGTACCGGAATAGCGAGTGACGACAGATTTGGCGTGGAACCATTACCGGTAGCCGTAATACTAGAGTCAGCCAGGGCGTAGATACATCCAAAGTTCCCGGTATGGGTACCAGTGGTAGCTTGGACAAATCCAGCGTAGTTGTCATAACCCATCGTCCTTAATTCCTGTAGATAGAAATGTTCTGAGGGCTTGCCTTGAGACCCCGGAGATATTGGTCAACCAACGGGGGCAAGAGCCGCTGGTTTTGGGGTTGTACGGGTTGAACAGATAACGGGCCAACGGTGACGCTCTTGAATTGCTCCAGCCCGCCTAGGCTCAACGCTTCCGGCTCAGTGACCAGATACATGGCTAGGATAACGGTTGCCTTTTTAATTTCGTCTGGTATCTCGTCATCGTCGTAGTAGTCCTGACGCAGAGAGAACAGATAACC